AGGGCCGTAACAGGCGGCAGTGTGTATCTCTATCATATCAATATCACTACTGGTGAAAGCTATCGCACCCGCGAGGCAGACGGCATAGTCGTTGCTCGCCTGAAAGATTGGCTGCAAGAACCCCGTACACCGCTACCATTGAACGATGAATATATCTGTACCTTACAACAGCGACAGCGCAAACTGCTGGACGTTATCGTGAAACGACAGGGGAAGGATGTCCGCCGCATCGTTGTTTGCACACATAGTCGATATAAAGCAACAGCATGGGGCATTATCGCCGACGGTGGCAAAGCGCCGACCGCGCCCTTTGCAGCTTGCCGTATATTGGCCGAGTCTGGCGACACGCTGGCGCTGGATAATTTCGAGCGCGACCTTGCGCACGCATTTTTTGAGCGGCAAAAACCCCATGAGTTACTGCAAAACCCCACGAGCCAAAGCGCAGCGCGCACAAACCGCGAAAGCGGCGCATGACAAAATCCTGAAAAACGGTGGTATCCGTTTGAGCGCTATCCTCGAAGCACCCTATGCACAACAATTTGAAGCCTTATCTAACGAAAAAGGAAGTAAAAAGGCTGCGTTATTGCACCTACTGGATTATTACCAGCGCGGGCAAAAACAATAAAAAGAAAACCGCCAATAAGGCGGCTTTCTTTATTTAATCTTTTTTTTCTTCCGCCAATTTTTTAATGCTGCGATAGAATTAGGATGGATATTGACGGGCTTCCCTCGCTTGGTTGCAGACATCTTTGCGCGGGAGAACTGGCTTCTGGCATGTTCACGAGCATTTTCCGCTATTTCTGGGGTAATTTTCTGGGCAAAAAGCTCCCTGTAAAGACGTTGCGTTCCGTCGTTATTTTGTCGATTCACACCGAGTAAGCGCCGCCATTTAGCGACTGTCGTCGCCCCAACATCAAACCAGTCACAAACGTCTTTCGCTGCCTCGATTTTTACGGCCTCAACCAAATCGCCGCATAAAATCAGCGAATGCGAGCTGCGGCTTTTGCGATACGGCCATGAGATTTTGGCATCGGTGAATCCACCAACCTGCACACGCCCGTAAATTTCATCATCAAGCCAGCTCCCAATACGGCAGGCGGGTGGTCGATAGTCTTTCATTTCCTGATGCGTATCTGAATTATCCACCGGGGCAAATCGTTTCGCACGGCACACCATCGCCGTCACGGTCGAGCCGCCTCAATCCGCAATGTTTGAGCAAATAGCGCGCTTCTTCGCACGAACTGATATTGCTGCACCGCTTGCCGCTGCCGCAGCTGTATTTCTTCGCACCGGATTTCTGCGGTTTCGTGGCGCGATGGTTGTATCCCGTATTTGCCGCATCGGTCGCGTCATACACAGGCAAAGATTGCGGCAACAGCGTGATTTCTCCCGGAGCGGGGCGCTGCGCTTGCAACGCCACGGTTTGCGGTCGGCTGGGCGCATCCGAGTACAGTCCATTCAGATTCTCGCAACCTGCGAGGACGATCAGGCAGACGCACCATTTGCGCATTTTCCAAAACATATTTTTCGTTTATTTACAAATAGATTCGCAAGGAATGCCGTCGCCATCCCGATCGAGACGACTTAGGCCACATTGTTGCAAGTAAAACTTGGCCTCGGCGCATGACGCCATTTGCTTGCAGTAGCGCTTGCTGCCGCAGGCAACATCCGCTTGAGTGGCCTGCTGTGCCTTGACCGCTTTAACCTGCTCCTGTACGTCCTTTTGCCCGTGCCGCCAATCGCTCGGCCTCACAATTTGCGCCTCTGGCAACGACCACAGCCCCGCTCCTTTGCTTTTTGCCGCCTCTTGTAATGGCGGCAGGTCAGCGCGCGCGTTGTACTGCTCATAGACCCACGCATGGCCGGTCGCAACCAAATCGGCATTGACGTCAGCCCCATCCAAGATAACGGTGCAGACATCACGCCCGTATTTGTCCTTTTCTCGGCAATCTGCGATTACCGTTTTCCCGGCGACCAGCGACCGCAGGCGTTGCTTCGCGCGGTTGCCATACGGTTGCCCAGATTCCGGGGCGTCAATATCGGCGAGCCGGATTTTGTGCTGCGTATTTGTCGCGTCGAGGATGGTCAGCGTGTCGCCATCGGCGACACCAACAACTCTGCCAGTGATTTCGTAGGCGAGTGCATTACCGACAAACAGTATGAACAAAAATGTAAAGATTTGCCTTTTCATGATTAGACAAAATATTTTTCTTTGAAGCGTGTAGATTCATGTTCCCATTTAGTACGTGCGGCTTCTAATTTTCCTTTATTCTTATGGTTGGATTTACGTTCATACTGAAGCGCTGCCTGCTGGCAACGACGAAAACAATGAAACATTTTTTTTCTGTCTTCTCTTTCTTCAATGGTACTAGCAGCGGCCACCCATTGACGCGCACGTCTTTCAGACCTGAAGATTCCACATACATATGCGCAGACACCGAAGATAATCCCAAACTCTGTCGCTGCAAATACTAATGCAACCACCATTAAATATGCATTAAAGGAGGTTATCCCATACAAATTTATTCTTATTACTGCCGACAGAATTGCTATAATTCCCAAATATAAAAAAATCATCATCAAAAATAATTTTTTAACAAACCCATCATCATAGGTTTTCATTGTTTCTTCAAATATATATTTTGAATCTAATCCTTTTCTCATTCCTTCTCCTCAAAACTTAGAAAAATTCCATGCCCCGACAACCAGCGCGATAACACGAAAATCGTCAGGTTCTAAAATATCGAATGATTCATAATATTTATTATCAGATATAGCTTTATATCCCCCTCTTGGCTTCCGTTGTAAACGTTTGATATACACTTCACCAAATAATTGAAACAAATAAATGGCATCCTGCTGAAAATTTGTAACGCCAATATCTACCAAAAGCGGGGTGTTGTCAGAGAAGGTCGGAGCCATACTGTCTCCACGACCATGAATAATGCGCAGATTATCCGCTTTTGAATACGGCCCCATCGTGCGATCAATCCAGTCTTTTGAAACGGTGATGTACTCAAGCACATCGTCATGCGCAAGCGCCCCATCAATACCGCTCCCCATACTACCGCGCGCGCTCATTTTTGGGATGCGAACATAACCTTCTGGGATTTTTGTGGTTCCCGTTAATAGATACAGTACGTCATACCCGGCATCATGCAAACGCTGGAGATAGTCAATATCAGGTTTTCTTAACCCTTTCTCATAGTTACGTTGTGCGGAAACGGCAACACCCATTTGGGCCGCAAAATCGCCCTGTGTTACACCAGAGTCCTCTACTATTTTTCTCAATCTTTCATGACGTTGCATAATTTGTGGCGATTCATGATTTACTTCCGCCTCGTTTGAGGCGTATAGTTAGCACAACACTAAGCGAGCCGCTTAGTTACACAAGGCGGAGAGCAACCCCAAGTCGCCAAACTATCCGGTTGCTCTCCTATCCCCCCAACAAGTCAGGAGGCTTATGGCTTCGTCACGCTTACGCTTAGACTTAGCCGTCTGTAATGATACATGAACATCAAACCGCCCGAAACCCGCAAAGACAAGCCGGTTCTTGTCCGGCTATCCCAACAAGACCGCCAGCGCCTGCAACGTGCCGCACGCAAGTTGAATCTGCCAATGGCAACCATCGCCTACCAGTGCGTCAAGCAATACCTTGACGCCGAGTTTGGCAAAGGCGGTCAGTCATGACCATCAAACCTTTTCGCAACTCGCCTTCCCTGTTGCAATCCCATTTGTGCGCCATCCCCGTCCCTGCAATCCGTGATGCGCTCTCCCTCGACGACAGCGGCGTCAGCCGTATCAAAACCGGCGAACGCAAGCTCACGTTCGATGAGTTCTGCAACATTCTCGCCCTGCCAAGCGTTGCCCATCCGCAAGGGCTGGCACTCGCCCCAGCCAAAGCCATCATCATCGGCCCCGAACTGTTCAAGGCGCTGGTCAATCTTGCAGGCGACAGCATCAACATGATGCGCGAGGACGGTGTCGCATGAGACAGCAGACCATCCGCTACTACCGCGACCCGCACGAGACACGCCTCGATGCTATCCGCAACGTCTGCGAAATCCTCGCCTGCCTCGCCATCATGGCGATGGCTACCGTGATGTTCGCCAAGGCACTCGCCGAGGACGACCCGTTTTACCGCACAGACAGCGACGCGCACTATCAGCGCATCGCCGACCTCTGCCCCAATTTGAGCGGACAAGAACAGATTGACTGCTACACATGGCTGCGCAAAGGAGGACAGCATGATTAAAGGGAATCCTGAAAATAAATGCTTCCATCGGCCACTGGAATTTATATTGCCGCCGTCCCTTTCTGAATTTGGTGAGATGGTGGACTCGTTACAAGCTTCATTCAAGTCACGTGCATACAATTGGGCCTGTTCTTTCTACGGAATAGATTTTGATTACTTCACAGGGTATATGTATGTCAATTTTACATTAGTCGATGAGAACAGGCCTGCAGCGAACAGCGCATTTTATCCTATAGATATTCGCATAATCGACGGAAGAATTTATGTCGAATATCCTCCAAAATGGTACAAAGAGGAGGAAGTTAAATCGATAATTGAGGTGTTTACTGCCTGCATTGATAAGGTACAACAGAAAGTAAAGGCGGCGCGGCATGAGTAAAAAAAAGCACTATTTTTTAGGGCATTTCCCATGCCCTGCCTGCCGCGCGCCAGTGCGTATCCGCACCAGCCATCAGGTGCTGGATGGACTACGCGAGCAGTACGGAAACTGCACGAATCCGTACTGCGGTGCCAGTTATGTTCTGCGTACCGAGGTAGCGAATTTGCTGTCTCCACCGTCAGCGTTATTCGCTGACAACGTCAAGGCAATCCCCGTATGCAATGACGTGAGCGCGCTGCTCGCCGGTATGGTACGCGAGTATGTATCCCGCCCGTGGCAGGGCATTTTGTCGCGCGATGACAAAATCAACGCCTGCCGTGAATACTTGCAAGGTGTGATTGAGATAGACGACCACCGCGCTGAATTACTCGCCGCCCACGCCATTGCCGAACAGGAATCTGCCGACGTCGCCGCCAACTGGTCGCTCGCGCTGGATGAAAGTACATCCGCCTGCGTCATCCTCAAAAACGGCATGCAACGCTACGCCATCTCGCTCAAAGAGTTGGCCGGATTCGCAGAGGCACGCCGCGCCGCGCAGGAAGACGGGCGCGATACCCTGCAAACCCGCCTGCTGTAACGGGAGACCCCCATGTCTGAAATGTCGCCCGAACTGCGCGGGCGGGTGCTACCGCGCATCCTTGCCGATTACGGCTTTAAGCCGAGTGCCGACAAGAAATGGCTCAACCAAGGCAAATGCCCCGCCTGCGGCAAAAGGGAGCTGTTCACCTCGGCGGAAAATCCGTGGGTATTGCGCTGTGGCCGCGCCAACAAATGCGGCCAAGAATTCAGCGTCCGCGACCTCTACCCGGAAGAATTCCGCGATTTCACAAAACGCTTTGAGGCGACGCCGCAAAACCCGACTGCCACCGCTGACGCCTACATGCGCGAAGCGCGTGGTTTGAGCGTCATGCGCATGAAGGGCTACTACACCCAAGAGAAATGGTGGAGTAGTCAAGCGAATGGCGGCACGGCGACCGTGCGGTTTTACTTGCCAAACAGCACATCTTACATGGAGCGCTTTGTCGACCCGGTAGAAGTGGTCAAATCGGACGGCAGCCGCGAAGTGCGCAAGCAGAATTTCAGCGGCCCGCACGCCGGCCTGTGGTGGTGTCCGCCGGATATCGCCCTGCAAGCGGGTGACGAGGTATGGATCACCGAGGGGATCATTGATGCGATCTCCCTCTGGCAAAACGGCGTCAAGGCCGTCGCTATCCTCTCCTGCGGCAATTACCCGACGCACGCGCTGACGCAAACACCCGACGGCAAAAACATCCATTGGGTGTGGGCGCTGGACAATGACAGAGCGGGCAAAAACGCCATCCGCAAACACGTCGCCCGGATGCGCAAAGACGGCTACGAGTGCAGCGCGGCCATCGCCCCGGCAAAAAGCAAATGCGACTGGAATGACCTGCACCGCCTCGAAAAGCTCAAAGCGGAAGACCTCACCGAATACCGCTACCACGGCGCGCTGCTGATTGCGGCCACGGTCGAGGAAAAGGCGGGGCGGATTTTCGCGCATACCAAAACGCATAGTTTTGTCATCGACCACAACAATCAAACCTACTGGTGGGAGATTGACCCCAAAGAATTTGAGCGCATGGTCGATGAGGGCGAGTACATAGGGGCAAAATCTGAAGAGGATGCCAACCGTATGGTTGCCGAGAAAGCCGGAAAGGTACGCATGATTTGCAACACCCGCATTGAATTTCTCTATTTCCAATTCAATGAGACCTTGCAAGAAAGCAAGTTTTTTGGCCGCGTGCATTTCCCGGATGGGCGCACACCGATCAATGTCATTTTCTCAAATGGGCAAATAACCACATCGAGCGAATTCAAAAAACAACTTGCCTCGGCGCAAGGGGCATGGTGGCAAGGCGATGCAAAGCATTTGGACTGGATTGGCAGCCGCTGGCTGCGCAATCTGAAAACCGTGGAAGCAATCGACCACCTCGGCTACAGCCGCGAGCATGGTTGCTATATCTACCCAAAAGTGGCGGTTTGCAATGGTCGCATCCATGAAATTAACGACGAGGATTATTTCGACCTGCCGAAAAAGACGATTAAATCGCTATTTCGCGGGGCAAACATGACGCTGGAAACCACCAGCGAACATTATTACAAAGAATGGGCGCAACTGGTATGGCGCGCATTTGGCACCAACGGCATGATTGCCGCCGTGTATTGGTTTGGATCAATGTTTGCCGAGCAAATTCGCCATGTGCAGTCATCGTTTCCCTTTCTGGAAATTATTGGCGAACCGGGCAGCGGTAAAACCTCGCTGATTGAATTTATCTGGAAACTCTTTGGCCGCGAAGACTATGAGGGCATCGACCCAAACAAAAACAGTTTGGTCGGCAACCAGCGCAGCATGATGCAATACGGCAATTTGCCGGTGGTATTTATCGAGGCTGACCGCGCCGAAGGCTCGCACGCCAAGCGCTTTGATTGGGACGAGACCAAGGGATATTACAACGGGCGCGGCACCCGTGTGCGCGGCCAGCGTAATGCAGGCGTCGAAACACATGAGCCGCCCTTTCGTGGCACGCTGGTCATCGCGCAGAACGAGCCGGTCAATGCCAGCGACGCGGTGCTGGAGCGCATCGTACAACTGCGCTTTACCAAAGCCGGGCACAACGACGACTCCAAAGCGGCGACCGATGAAATGCAGCGCATGAGTGCCGAGCAGTTGAGTTATTTCACCCTGCTCGCTGCTACCCATGAAAAGCAGGTTGTTGATTACGTCCTCGAAAAAACCGGCAAGTATCAGGAAATGCTTTTGAAAGTGGATGGCATTGACCACGCGCGTCTGGCGAAAAACCATGCGCAACTCATCGCCCTTGCCGAGAAATTCGCCGAATTGGTCGGCTTGAGCGACGACCAGAAAAAGCAAACCTGCGCGGCCATTAAAGAGGCCTGTATTGCACGGCAAAGCACCATCGCAGCCGATCATCCGATGGTCGCGGAATTCTGGGAGGCATTCGATTTCCTCGACGACGACTACGACCAATACGGCAACCGCACGCCTGTATTGAATCACAGCCGCGAACCTACCGAAATCGCCGTAAACCTGAATGAGTTTGTTGAAAAAGCGGCCAATGCTAGACAACAAATACCGCCGCTGACAGATTTGAAACGTCACCTGAAAACCTCGAAACATCGCAAATTCATCGAATCGAGCCGGGTTGTTTCATCCGCTATCACCTATCGCGCGACGCGCTGCTGGATATTCAAACGCTCCCGCACGGAAATACGAGCCATGCAGGATAAATAACAGGGGGAATAACTCACACCCCATACCCGCGAGAGGGAGGACGAGCGGCAAGTGTCCTTAATAACTGCCGCAGCGTTTGCCGAGTTTATACCTCGCCCGGTGAAAACGCCGACTTGCCGCCGTAAGCGGCAACCTTTGAATCCATAAACCGGAGAAAACGTAATGTTACAAACAACCGAAAAGCCCCCGTTCCAATACCATCCTAATAGTGAATATCGCTATTTTGTATATGAACCGTTTGACCAAATAATGCTTTATTACAAATCAACAGAAGAACAATTAAATGCTGCCAAAGATATAATTCAGGAATGTAAAGCTGATGACAATCTCTGGGCAGAAGAGGCTGGGCAAGTATTAATGGGGGAAATTACCCATATAACTGTAGAAAAGGTTTTAGAATGTCGCCCTGAACGTGAAGATTACACTACCGAACAGGCCTTTAATAATGCTATGGAGGAGTGGCCATACGGGGATGATGTTAACGCGGTATATGATTTTGTCATATGCCCGATAGAGGGAAACCATGACTGAACAGAAACAAGGAGAGGCCATGAGTATCAACTATGCCGACCTGCCGCGCGAAACCCATTTGACGCTGGCCGATATTGCCACGTCAAAAGCCCGTGGGCGGGTGCGCAAAGGCATCACCACGCTCTCGCCGCAAACCATCCGCCGACTGGAAGCCAAGGGCGAATTCCCCAAATCCCGCAGCTACAGCGGGGCGAAAGGGCGCTACTACATCCTCGGCGAGGTCATGGACTGGATGGAGCGACAAAACGCCAACACTACATGACGGCCGCTTTCAGCCCGTCCAGATAATCGGCCCATTCTTGCAGCATAGTGCGCCGCTGTTCCAAATATTTCGCGTGGTTGTATGTGCCACGCGTTTTATTTTTGTCGGCGTGGCCAAGCTGCGATTCGACCCACAGCGTGTTGTAATCCTGGTCGTGTAGTAGGGTTGAGGCTGTGTGCCGCCAGCCATGCGGCGTTACCCGGTCGCTGTACCCAACCTGAATCAGCACCTTTTTGGCGGCCGCGTCGGAAAGAGGCTTGCCCTTGTGAAGGTTGCAAAACACATACGGCGTCCGCCCCGTTACCTTGCGCAAACTCTCTATCCGCTCCCATGCCTGCCGCGAAAAAGGCACGGTATAGACGTTCTTTTTTTTCTCTTTTGGTGGCGGCCGTGTCCATGTGCGCAACTCGACGTCGATTTCGTCCCATCGCATCAGCCGCAGCTCGCTCGGTCGAATGAAAATCAGCGGCTGTACTTGCGACAGCACCCGTGATTGCGGCATCCCCTCATATTCATCAAGCGCAACCAACAACCGGCCGATTGCCGCCGGGTCGGTCAGATGGCGAAAAGGGGTGGATTTGTGTGGAGCCAGCAACAAATGCAGGTCGGCGGCAGGGTTGTATGTGCATCGGTTGGTAATGAGCGCGTAGCCGAACACCCGTGACACGGCGGAAAGTAGTTTTTCAACGGTCAAGCCCTGCTCCTGCATGGTACGCAACACTTGCAAAATTTGCATTGGCTCAATTTCCGTGACGGGCAAATGCCCGATACGCGGAAACATATACGTTTCCAGACGAGCGATGGTCGAACTCTTGTGTTTTTCGCTCCAACGCTTCATCACCGCTGCTTGCTCAATCCACTGCATGGCCACATCGGCAAAGGTATTGGCATAGGCGGCAGCTTTGCCCGCGCGAAACAGCTTTGACATCATCGCCGGATCTTTGCCGGCGGCGATCATCAATTTTGCTTCATCACGCCGCAAACGCGCCTGTTTTAGGCTGGTTTTCGGGTACGCACCGAACGATACGGCCTGCTGTTTCTGGCTGCCCGGCATCCGGTAAAACAACCGCCAGTATTTGCGGCCATCGGCCGACACCTGCAAACACAGTCCGCCACCATCGAAATACTTTTTGACCTTCAGACCGCCCGCGTCCGCGCTGCGGCATTGTGTTTCCGTCAACGCCATTTTGGTACTACACCCCTTTTTACTCCTACAAATGGTACTACAAGAAGCGTGGTGTACGCTGGTATCTGCTGGTAACTCCTGGACGCAAAAACGCCCACAAAACCGCGCCATTTCTGGCGTTTTGGTGTCTTGTGGGCGTTTCTGGTGCTGAATGATGGAGGCTGGGGTCGGAATCGAA